CAGGTGTATGTACTTCTACCCGTCTTTGGATCTAGTGATGAAGGTATAGAAGAGATGTGCGAGGAGTTTGGATGGGATAAGAAGAAACTTATGTCAAAGATAGAAGAAGACCAAACCTTTAGATTAAAACTTGCTCAATACAGAGATACGGACTCCTACCCTATCTTTCCTGGATCTAAGAAAACATATATAAAGAAGTCACATTTAGATACTGTGTATGCTCACGAATCAGCCGTTCTTAGTTTCATGCACTTAGAGAGAGCAAAGGCTCAAGGTAGTGCTGGTGTAAACTTTGCACTTAAGATGATGGCTAACGGATATTTAGAACACATGGAGCCTGTCTCTTCAAGGCCAGAGATAAAATACTTTATGGAAAACGAAAGGCAACCTGGCATAGTACAAGACAATGGTCCCGCTCCAGAAGTCGATTACTCAGGAGATGGGCTTCCTGAATTATGAAGTGTCAACATAGATACAAGAAAATAATTACTATACATTGCAGCAACGATATATTTGCAAACGGATTATGTAAGAAACACCACTACTACAATGTAAAAAAAAATGGAGTAATATATGCCTAACCTATATGAAGCGTATCCTTGGCAAAAAGAGATGCACGAATCAAAAGCTAAGATTAAATTTGTACAGGCTGGAAGACGAGCAGGTAAAACTAGATCTGCTCTACAGGAAGCATTACGACAAATCAGAGAAGCATCAATAAACCCTGTACAGTTTCCAGGCAAGAAAGAAAGGTTAACGGCAGAACAAGCAGGACTGGTACCCCCTATTCATATTTGGACTGTTGCACCTACAAGAGCCCAGATGATGCAGGTGTGGAACGAGATGCAGGCATTTATTCCAAAACACATTGTTCGTAAAACAAGAACCAAAGCACAAGCTGGTGGTAGAGGTGGTGGATTTAAACAAGATGATTTACACGTATGGTTAGATTTAAAAGATGAAAAAGGCAACTGGTTACCCAACAGATGGAGACAATCTGTATTTTGGGAACTTAAGTCTGCTGACAACCCTGAAGGATTACAGACTGTAGGTCTTGACTTCTTACACATGGCGGAATCCCAAGACATCAAAGAAGCTGCGTGGAACAAGGTAAGGCCTACTCTTAACTCACCTGGAAGACTGGGTAGGGCTATTGTTGAGGGTGTTCCTCCAGAAAGTTCTCAGCATTGGTTTGCAAGGAACTTTAAGATTGCAAAGGAAAATCCCTCTGTTAGAAGGGAAGCGTTCCATGCTTCCACCTTTGACAACCCCTACCTGACAGAAGATGACAGACTTGAGATTGAAGAGGAGAAAGGATCTCTTACTGAAGGTATATGGGAAAGGTTCTATATGGCAAAGCAACCTGAAGGTGCTGGTAACTTCTTTAGAAATATTACTGCTGCATATTCAAGTGATGCCTACGAAATGATGAAACCAGACGAACAAGAGAACTATGTTGCAGGTCTTGACCTTGGAAGAACTAACGATGCAACTGTAATGATAATTAAAAACAGGGTTACAAGAACATCTGTATTTGCTGTAGAGCTTATGAAGACTGACTGGTCTCTGCAACTAGAGACAATCAAGAGAGAAGCCATCAGATGGAACCTGCAAGAAATATATATGGACTCTACAGGACTTGGTGGTAAATTAGGAGAAGACGTACTTTATCGTGAACTTCTTGAACATTCAATTCCAATCGTAGGATATAACTTTACACCAAGCAAAAAGTATCAGTTATTTTTAGATTACGCATTATCACTTGAGAAAGAGACTGTTGCATTTCCACAAAGTTTCGGTAAACTTATTAGTCAGTTAGAAGATATTGCTCATAGGGAAACGGCAAATAGAGGGCATCAGTTCTATTCGGTGTCGGGAGGTAGAGATGACTGGGTTGATGCGGAATGTTTAGCTTTAATGGCTTGCGATCCTGCATCCGATGTTATTGAACTCTTGGCAACTCCAAGATCAAAAAGGGGTATAAAACCCTTAAATAACAATTATAGGAACAAAGGTTCTAGGTTGTTGGAGTGGAGGAGATTGAGGAAAGAACTATTGGAACAAGAAGGAATTGAGACCTTATGACAATGAACTATGGTGGTGGAAGCTCAAGTAGCGTTGATCCACAGGAAGAAATAAACAGAGAGAGTGCAAACCCATTAGAAGAACCTCTGTTATCTATTGACTGGGTTCAATCAACTCTTGATTCTGGAAGAAAAGAATTTGACAGTTTTTACGACAACTGTGAAGAAGCTGAAGAATTTTATTTATCAAACTTTGATTTTTCAGTTCCAGAAACAGGTTCACAGATAAGACTTGGAACTGCACACTCTACAATCAATACACTTGTTGCTCACGTCACACCACAATTTTTAGATATATCAGTACCTCCGCCTGGTCCGAAAGGTCAAGCGAGGGCAGAACTGCTTGAGAAGTTTCTCAGGGGTGCGAATCATATGCTTGAGCAGTTCTCACCAACTAGAAGAGAAACAGCAAAACACATGGCACTTTATGGTGTAGCTTTTGAAAAGACAGAGTTTGCAGCCAACAGATGGGAAGAGTTTCCTGAACCACCAGAAGGTGATGATGTTGGTGATTATCAAGAACAACTCCAAGATGTTTTAAACAGAAGAAACATTAATTGGCCTATAACTTCAACGTGTGTAAATCCCAAAATGATGGTGTGGGATACCAATAATATTCAAAATCCAAGATGGGTAATGCACTTTTATGAGATAGATGCTTCGTGGGTGAGAGCTCACTTTCCCTCTTGGGATGGACCTGTAGAAGGAACAGTAGAATTTGTGGAAACCTGGACTCACAGTCAAGTATGTTACATGGCTGATGGCAAATTTGCATTAGAGCCGAAGCGACACGGCTACAAGACTTTGCCTTTTACAATGTACTGGCCACATACAGGTCTAATGACAGATGGTAATGATGCTTCGCATCTTTATCGTGGAATACTTCATGGTAACTTTGATATGCTTAGAGCAGAATCAAGATTGGCATCACAGTATCTTGACATTGTAGGTAACTCAGCTTGGCCTACCAGAGACTTTAGAGGTCCTCCTGGAATTACCGAACAAGTCATGGAACAGTATGAGGAGACACCTGGAGCCAAAAACTTCTTGCCACAGAACGTAAACGTGGAAAGAGCAATAACTCCTGATCCTCCAAGTTCAATCGTAGTTGCACAACAGATGATGCAACAAGCAATAGAATCAAATACTGCACCTGCCGTATCAAGAGGTCAAAGACCAACTGGTGCAGCAAGTGGTTATCATACTGCTGTATTGGCAGGAATAGCAGCACTTAACTTTGGTGCTTATGTTGAAGCAGCTCAAAGAGGACTTCAAGATAGAAACGCAATCATATTGCACATTATTGAAAACGTAATTCAAGACAAGGTAACTGTATTTGGTAAAACAGAAACAGGGCCTATGGATGCAATCGTAAGACCTAAAGATATTAAAGGTCACTATGTAAATATGGTTCAACTCTCCCCTACTTCACCTGAAGAACAAGAAAGAAAACTTAACTTGTACAACAGTCTTTGGAGAACAGGGTTTATTGACCAAGATACTGCACTTAGAAAAGCAGGAGTGTCAAACGCACTTGAAGTTAGATCTAAGTTACTTGCAGAAGGGTTCTTGAAGAGTGAGCAAGTGCAACAAGTATTGCAAGGTGAAGCTGCTAGAAGAGTTCCAATCTTACAACAATTAGTTGAAGCAAGTGGAGCAGCAAGCGGACAAGAAGCTGAAGAGATAGCACAAAACATACTTAACACTCAAGGTGATACGCAACTACCAAATGCGGGTAACTTTAGTGCTGGAAACCAACCTCCAAGATCTCCTGCGACAGAAAGGGCAAGAGTAGAGACAAATACAAGACCTGTAGTTCCAGGCAGTTTAAGAGAACAAGAATTAGTCGGTAGGCAGATAGCTTCACCTCGTACTGGTAACAGAAGAGTTCAGGGAGCAGATCTACCTCCAGGGTTAGGACAATAATGGCAGCAAAGAAAAATACATCAATAGACATAGCTTTTGGAGAGTTTGACACAATGGTTGGCAAATTCTTAGAACAAGCAGATATTTCATTCAAGGATGTTGTTAAACCTGAACTACCAAAACAAAAAACACAAAGAAAAAAGAACCCCTTGAATATGAACAACAACCCATTTAGGATATAAATATGATATTTAGATATTACATAATTGGCGGAGACGGCAACACTTACGAACAACAAGTTGAGGTTGATGACAGAGCAGGTAGGTCTTTTACACAATTAGAAGCTGATGCTCAAAGACAAATCAATAATCAGTTAGCTGAAAGCGGTGCTACTCAATTAACCTTGCCTGACACAAGCAGAGGAACAAACAATTATGTACCTGAAATACAAAGAAATTTTGATGCAAGAACAGGAACAAGTAATGTCGGTGGCAGAACTATAAACCTATCCAACCCTAATGCACCGACTATAACGCAAGGAGGTACATCTCCTTTATTGCCATCTGGTGCAAACATACCACCAGCAGTACAACCAAGAATTACTATGACAAATTTTCCAAACCAAAATGAAACATTTTATGGTGATGCTTTTGGGTATGACCAATTTTCAGGTACTGGTGAAGCAACTCCAGGTTTACCTAATGATGCAGGTCAAACATCTGCTGGAAATGTTCCTTTTGATATTAACAACCAACTCATGATGCAAGGTGCAACTCAAGGCCCAGCTCCTTCACCATTTGCATTTAATCCTGAATTTTCTGCACCAGGCACAATCGATACAAGAACTCCAGTAGAAGAGTTTGAAGGCGATGTAATGGAAGGTGGTGGTGGTGGTGGTTTGTTTCGTGATGAAAATTTAAATATTTTTGATACATTTGAAACTGATACTAACGGAGAAGATGAACAAATAAATACAATAGAAGAAGAAGATCCTGATTCTTTGCCTATAGACATAAATTCTCTTTCTGATTTACAAAAAGAAGAGTTAAGGTTACTTGGAAATGCACTTACAGCCGATCCAAAAAATTTAAAACAATTTATTGCTGATCGTGGTGAAAACTATGCTAGAAAAGTTTTGTCAGCTAATGGTTTTTCAAGTATACAAATTGATAATTTAGTTGAAGGAACTACTTTAGAAGAAGCAAATTTAACTGAACAAGAAGTTATAGAAAAAAAAGAACTTATTGACAACATAATTAACGAATTACCCCAAGAAGAAACTAAATTAACACCTTTTTTGGCTTCAGAAGAAAGTGTTAGAAATGAAGTATTAAACAGAGTTCCTGGTCTAGGTAATGTTAGCATAGAAGATGTATCTGGAGAGTTTCTCGATTTTGACGTAACGGATGCTTTATCAAACTTTTTAGCAACATCACCTGCTTTAGGTATAAACCTTCCTGTTGATGCAAATGGTAATAGAAGAAACATAACTCCAGATGACTTTCCTGGTTTTCCTGGTGAAATATTAGATCCAAACAATTTATTTATTAGAGTAACTGAAACTACATCAATTCCTGATGCAGATGGAAATATGATTCCTGGAACTTCAACAAGAGTTGTGCCAAACCCTGCTGTTGAACTTTTACTTGCACAGTACGCTGAAAGAGTAAGGGCATTGACAGATTTACAAGGTTCAGCAGATGACATCTTGCAAGCACAAGTAAGTGCATCAGGTGGTTTATTTGGAGGACCTACTGGTTCTTTAAGCATAAATGAACTTGAAGATTTAGAAAGAGAGACAAGATCAATACAGGCTTCTGGTGGTAGATTAGTTCAAGAAAGAGTCATTGATGCAGAAGGAAATGCAACAGGACAGTTTAGAGAGGTATTAACACCTCTTGGAGAAGAAGAAAGGTTGTCAAGGCAACAAAGACTTGCAGAAGAAGCCTTAAGACAATCAGGTGGATTACTAGGAGGTTTCTTTTCACCTTTAGATGCTGCTGGTCAACCCCTTGATCCAGGTCAACAAAGATTTGTGCAAGGTTTTACACCACAACAATTACTTCAAAGACAAGAAGAAGAACTTAGAAGAGGGAGACAACAAGAGCTTGAAGTTCTTGAAAGACAAAGAGAAAGAGATTTGCAACTAGCAAGAATAAACCAGTCTTCTGAACAATTTAGAAATGTTGCAGATTTATATTCAAACCCTGCACAACTTGCAGCAATAGTAGCTTCAGGTGGCTCTCCTTTACTTAGAGGTCAGTTACCAGGATCTGCACCAATACCACAAGGCCCTATGCAAACTACTGCAATGACACCACAACAAGCACCTGGAACATTTAATATAACAAATCCAAGCGGCACAGTATTTGATCCAAACTTTGTACCTGTAGGTGGAAGAACGCAAGAAGGTGACCTTAGAAGACAAGAAGCAAATCCTTTTAATGTAAGAGATTTTTCAGGTGTTACTGAGCAAAGGTTAAGGAATTTATCCGATATTGAACTTGCAAGAGCTCAAGGTGAAGCTGCTGCTCAAGGTATAACACCTTTTGGATTAGCAAAGATTGGAGAAGAAAACACTCCTGGCGACACAGGTCTTGATCTTACTGGATACTTAGCACCAAGAACATTATTTAATTAGGAGAAATATGGTAAGTCCTTTTGATCCAAGATTTCAACAACTGCTAAGAGCTAGAGAAACTAGACAAACAGCAAAAAGAGCTGAAGAGATAGCTAAAACTCCTCAATTTCAAGATCCAACTACACCTTTAGGGCAAGCTGGTGTCACAAGTTTAGAAGAAAAAAGAAATGTTACTCCATTAAAAATTGAACCTGAAGAACAAAAAGGTTTATTTGGTAAAGCATTATCAGCAATAAGTTACACAGGAGACCTAGGTGGTGCATTTGCAGTTCAAGTTGCTACACGATCAGATCTTCTTAGAAAACTAATTGAGTCTAGCCCTGAAACACAAAGAAAGAAAGGTGGAATAGGAACAGAAAAAGCTGTTTACAAAACAATTTCTGACAGAAGAAGACAACTGCAAAGTGAAGGTAAAAGTTTTTTAGCAAGCACAAGACAGGCTTACAACGAAGCTAAAGAAAATAAAGAGTTTAGAAGAGGTGCGGCTTTCACTACAGAAGTTATGTTTGATCCACTTACATACTTGGGTGTTGGTACAGTAAGTAGAGTATTTAAAGGTGGTAAAGCTGCAACTGACACAGCAATAAAAGTTGCAAAGAAAAGAATATCTACAAAACGTGGAACAATAAACAGTATTGATAAAAATGCAGAAGAAACTATAAGTTCCCAAGGCTTAGGTAAGATAGCAGAAAATCTAAAGAAAGTACCTTTTGTTGGTGGTTATGCACAAAAGTTTACTGCTGCTGTAAAGGGAACAAACTTTACCCTTGATGTTACAGATCCAATACAAAGATTAGCAGGTAAAGTAAATATACTTAGAAGTAACGCTGAAAGCAGGGTTGCTGCTGCTATGGGTGCAATTATGCCTGTCGCACTCAAAACAAGGTTTGGAACATCTTTATTGTCAAGAAAAACAGGTGGAGAAAAATTATTTAATGTTGATGATGCAGGTATGCTTGAAGTTTCCATTAAAAGCACAGCAGAAGATGCAACTGGTAAAGAAATAAATCTATCAGGTATCAGAGAACAGTTTACAAAAAATAAACAAACTTCTGTTAGCACACCATTTAAAAATACTGATAATAAACAATTTGTTGGTAATGTGTTTGAAAGAGCTTTTCCAGTAGTAAAAGATGGAGAAAGTCTTGATGATTTTGCTTCAACATATTTTAAAAAACAAGGAAGAAAAAATGCTGATAATCTTGGATGGCTTAATTTACAACCAGAAGATTTAAGAAAGTTTAGTGCGTTTGACAATTTAGAAGACGGACAACTTTTGTACATGAGAAATATTTACAAGCATATTGACGAGATTGCAGATGAAATGACTGATGCAGGTGTAGAGTTTGCAAAACTCTCGCAAAAATTTATTTTAGATGACGGAACAGTAACAAGAAGATCTTACTTTCCAAGGCAACTGGTATTTCAGGGAATGGATGAAGCAAGGCAAGATGCGATTATAAAACAAGTTAGACCAGGAGATGCAATCCCTAAAAATATAGGCAAGAGAAGAAAAATATTTGATGACTCTGAGTTTGATACTCAGGTAAGAGACCTTGTAGATAAGGGCGAAATTAAAGTTGGTAATAGCGTTGATGGAGTTATTGAAGCATATACAAGAGGTGCTTTTAAACTTATAGACGATGCAATCATAGAAAAAGAAGTTGCTGCTGAATTTAGAAAAGAAGGTGTTAAAGGTTTTGCTATGCAAGCAACTCAAAGAGCAAGAGTTTTAAAACAACTTAGACAGGAAATTAAAAAACCAACTAACAAAAAGTCTAAACTGCAAGAAACTCTTAGACTTGCGGGTATGGGTACTTTTGCAAAAAACCTAACTGATGACTCTATTGAAAAAATAACTAAAAAACTTGAAAACATGGAACAATTAGATTTTGGTAAAAACTATTTCTTTGATATTCAAGATCAGGATTACTTGCGAAGAATAGCAGCTCTTGAGGTAACAGAACCTGCACAGAAATTTAAATCTATTGGTGGTGCACTTGGTAACTTAGGTGACATCATGAGAGTTGGTAGAACTGGGTTTGACTTTGGTTTTTCATTACTACAAGGTTTGCCTATACTTGGTCTTGCTACTACTAAATTACTTACTGGTGGAGTTAAAGAAGCTGGAAACTTGTACAAGGCATGGGGTGTATCAACTAAACAAGGTTTCAAAGTTCTATTTCAAAAAGAATCCATGGAAACATTTATGGCAGAAGCAGCCCAAAAACAAATTACACTAATTGAAAATGGTGAAGCAGTAACCAAAACCTTGTTGCAAGCATATGTAGATAATGGTGGAGCTCTAGGTAGAAAAGCAACTGATATATATGCAGGTTTAGATAATTCAATATTTACTGGAGATAAAGGTAGAATCTTAGCAGAGGGAAGAAAAGCACTTACCAATCAAACATTAAGAAGGTTTGAAGACTCATACACTCACGCATCAGATGTTCTTAGACTAAAAGGTTTTGAAGCTATGTATCAAACAGCAAACAAGGCAGAAGGTGGATTAAGAGGTCTTACAAATTTTTTAAATAAAGCTACAGGTGCACTTAATCCTACAGAAGCAGGTTTAAGGCCTAGTCAACAAGCAATAGAACGAGCCTTTTTATTTTTTTCACCTAGATATACTAGAGCAAGTTTTTCTCTTTTAGCAGATGTTGCTAGAGGTGGAGTTCAAGGTAAAGCCGCAAAACAAGCACTTATTGGTACGGCTGCATTTGGTTTAGGTACATACCTTGCTATGGCGGAAGCATTAGGACAAGAAGCTGACCTTGATCCTCGAAGTGGTAGTTTTCTTACAGTTAAACTTGGTGACGACAGAATTGGATTTGGTTCCTTTTGGAGAAGTTTTACAAAAGCTGCTGTTAAAATTGGTGATAGTGCGATTACTGACGAAAGCATATATGAACAAGGCGTTTTAGGTAATTCAATGGATTATTTGATGGGTAGGGGATCACCAGTCACAGGTGTTATAAGGGATATGTGGAGAGGTTCTAACTTTTTAGGTCAAGAGTTTGAAGATGCAGGTGATGTATCTAAACACCTTGGTACACAATTCATGCCGTTTTGGTTAGAAAACTTAACATTAGGTGATCCATACAGAACAGGTATAGCAGGTACACTTGGTGAATTTTCAGGATTAAACGCAAAACCTCAAACTGTATGGGATAGAAGAAGAAGTAGAAGAGATACTCTTGCGTATGATGAATATGGAAGACTATATGATCAACTTAATAAAGTTGAAAAAGACACAATAAACCAAGACGAAAATATAATTGAATATACTCAACTTGCAAGACAAATATCAGATAAAAATAGTGATGAACTATATGCACAACAAGAAATATATTACGATGAAAGAGAAAGAATTAGAAACACTTATCAAAAAGAATTTGCAGAAATATCATCTGCTGTTCAAAACGAACTTATAGGTATAAGAGATTTAAGAGATAGCGATAAGTGGAAAAAACTTAACGCAGAAAGAAGAACAAGATACAAAGATTTTTACGCAAGGCTTGAGCCAGGTGGAGACTTAGCTAAGGTTCAAGAATATTTTACAGATATAGGTGAAAAATTTAATGACAATGTACAAATAGAAGATCAAATAGCAGAGATATACATAGAAACTGTACTTAATAACGAAGCGTTTGATAAACCTGAAGGTTATGATTACAGAGCAAAAGAAATAGCGGAAGCTGACTTTATTAACAGATATGGAACTGAAATGTATGATTATGCACAAACTTTTTTAAGGTCAGGTAAATCACTTATGCCTTATGAAGCAGAGTTTTACAATGCAAGAAACCAGTTTGAGTTTTATTGGCAAGCAAGCGAACAAGCAGTTATTGAAAGAGAAGATGATCCAGCATTTGCAGAAGCTGTTTTAAATGATTTTCAAGCAATGACTCAATCTCAAAGAGATACATTTTTAAGAGAAAATGAATATGCAGGTTTAGTAAAAAAACTTACAGGTAGAATATCAAGAGTTAAAAAAGAGCTTAGAAAACAAAACCCTGGACTAGATGGTTTCTTGTACAGATGGGGTTACACAGGCACACTTGCAAACCTAAATAATAAAGATCGTGAAAGCGTTTGGGAGACTACAGGACACATTGCTCCAGATGTTTATCAAAACGGAATTAGAAAGTTTGGAGTTGACTTAAGTTTATAATTAATGTTATTTTTATATAAAATGTCCTACGGACAAAAAGTCCGATAGTAGAAGGGGTTACGGCTCATGGCAGACGAAAAAGAAGTCAAGGCTTCACAAGAAGAAACTGTTACGGCAGAAGAACAGCAAATAGCTGAACAAGTAAATAATGATGCTGCAAAGACACCAGTGGAAGCTCAAGGGCAACCAGAGGAAGAAACGCCATCAACAACTCTTACACCAGAGAAGATAGCTGAAATGACAGCAAAGGCAGCAGCCGATGCAAGTAAAGAAGCTTTAAATTCTTTTCAGGGTAGATTTGCCAATCATACGGCAAGTCAACAAAAAGAGTTGCAGGATATGATCGATAAAAGATTGGAACCTGTTTTAAAATTTACTGAGAGTGTTGAAAGAGCTCAAGTTGAACAGCTTGATCCTGAACAACAGGTTGAATATTACAAGAATAAGTTAGAAGAGAAACAACAGGATCCTGCACCACAAGTGCAAGAACAACCTAAGATGTCTCCACAACAAGAAGTTCTTGCGGACACAACCAGACAAATGATTCAAGAGTCAGGACTTAATATCCTGGAGACTGATGAAAAAGTTTGGAAAGGTTGGAATCAGAATATGTCTACTGCACAGTTGATAAGACTGGCACAGAAAAACATTGATGAATTATCCACACCTAAACAACCTGAACAGGCAGCTACACAAGAGCCTGCTCCTCAAACTCAGACTCCGCCAAGTACGAGCTCTGCTCCAAAAGCGGGGAGTAACAGGGTAACAACTATATCTGATTTATCTCAAATGATGGCTAGTGGTCAAATTGATGCTACACAGTATCGTGCAGCTAGAAATGAATTAAAAAATAAAGGCTACGCAAGCCTTTAATTAGTTAAAAAGGATAAATAACATGGCAAGTGGATTATCACTATCGTCAAGTTCAAGTCTTTCAGATATGTCTAGTATTGTTATTGCTTCTGCAATTTCAAACATAGAACCTGCTGGCCCTACAAACCAGTTGGTAGCAAGGTATGACATCCCTCAAGGTGCAAAGCAAGTTAACATTCCATTATGGGGTAGAAACGATGCTGTAGCAATTACTGAAGGTATTGACATATCAGCTCCGCAACAGCTTTCTGTTACTGTAACAAGCGTAACAGCTTCTGAACACGGAATCATGACTTTCGTATCTGATAGATTAGCAAGACAAAACAACGATGACATACTTGCACACGTTGGAGAAGTACAAGGTGGTGCTTTAGGAAGATTACTAGAAAGTGATCTTACTACTCTGTTCGATGGGTTTTCAAACTCAATCGGTGCAGCAGGAAGCTACCTTACTTACTACCACGTTGCAGGTGCAGTCTCATACTTAAAAACAGACAACAACGCTTCTTTTGGAATGGCTCCAGGTCAAGCTAGTGGTGTATTCCACCCAGAGCAGATCAGAGCTTTCGTACAAGAAGTAACAGGTATCCAAGGTGGAGGTACTACTGGTATGGCGGCACAGCCTATTCCAGAAGGTATTACTGCTGAAGTGGTACAAAACTACTTTAGAGGAAACGAAAGAGCTTTCGGTGTTCCAATTTACCAATCAGGTGTATTAACACGAGATGGTTCTGGTGACTCTAAGGGTGCAGTATTCGTTCCACAAGCATTAGCATTAGCTATGGCTCATGAAATGGAAGCTGAAGAAGAAAGAGATGCTTCATTAAGAGGTACTGAGATGGTAATGGTTGGTGAATGGGGAGAAGCTGAAGTAGCTGATCCTTGGGGTGTTGAAATGCTCGGTGCATCAGACGCACTATAGGAGATTAGATGACTACCCAACAACAGGATTACTATACTAAAATGATCGACAGCAATGAAGATCACTTGTATACAACTATCTTTGATGCAGTTAGTGGAGATGCTTTTCGTGTTAAAACGGAGAGGGTTGGACATTACTTATCAAAGGTAAAAAGGCAGTCTGTGTTGAAGGGTGAACAATTAGTTTTCTCTGGCGAGTACATACCAGCATTCGTCAAAACCAAACAAGAAATTATTGGTTCTCCGTCTTCCAGCAAGGCCGATAGGGTTGCTCCTATTAGTCAAGTTAAAGCTGGGAAACGAAGAAGAGGTAGGAGAGGTAGAAAGAAATGACTACTCAATCAACAGACAGATGGGAAACCATCATAAAAGAACTTAAGTTTGAGAATAAATGGAATATTACTCTTGAGAAACATCTTGAGGATAATAAACTAACTGAACTTCCTGAACCTGAGTGGTCTGAAGATCCTACTATGGCTTACATATACCTGCCTGCAAAATCGCTGAATGGTGAGCTTGTTAGGATGGACAAAACCAAAGCACGAATGTTTCCAGAAAGCATCGTTGGGTATCTTGAGAAAGGCGGACTGATGAAGCTCCCTGCAAAGGTTGAAGCATCTCAGAGATCGCAAAAAGATGAGCAGCTCCCCAAGATGGAAACGGAGAAACCAAAACCTCAAAAAATAAAATTACCTAAAATAGGAGAATAAATGAGTGTAGGAACTTTACAATACAGTTCAGTTAATACGCAAGATATTGCAGCAGGTGACTTTACAATCACAGCAGCTACTGACAAATACCAAAACTGGGACCCCGCAGGTTCTGGCAGAACAGTTGATCTACTATATGTAGACACTTCTGAAACTGGCGTAACTACTTCGCTAGGTGACATTTGGATTAGGAACACGGCTGATGCAGCAGAAGCTATCACACTTAGAGATGGTAACAACTCTGATGCAGCAATTTGCGTTATTGAACAAAACTTACAAGCACACGTTAGATGGAACGGATCAAACTGGACATCTACTACAGGTGCTACATAAAGATAATTAATAGTAGGGAGAGGGTTCTCTGGCATATAAAGTACCCTCTCTTTGCTTGAAGGAGACAAGATGGCATTTGGACATCAGAAATTAACAGTCGATGCAACAGTAAGATCACTTACAGTACCTTCTGACGTTAACTTTGCACAAGTAAAAGTTGAAACAGCAGCAATTAGGTACAGACTAGATGGTACAGATCCAGCAACTGCTGAGGGTGTATTAGTTAGTGCAGGTGATGCTTTTACTATATATGGCAACGATACGCTTAAGAATATTAAAATGGTTGAAGCTACAAGCACAGATGCAGTTATAAACGTATCTTATGGAACTGCAAACACAGGTATTCACGGCGTTGTTATAAATACGGCTGCGTAGTATGGGTAAATACAACAAGTCGAATAAAAATAATATATTTAAAGAAGAACCTGAGATATCAGTTTCAGAACATTCTGTCCTTAAAAACGGCAAGAAGATGAAAATGGTAATACCTGAAGGTAAGATTGGTTATGGTGATACAGAATCTCATGCCCAAATGGCAGCAGATTTAGCCACTAAACATTCTGAAGACACTAAAGCTGGTGAAAAAGTTTATGAAGAAGTCAGAAAACATCGTGAATCTCCTAATAGAGGTACAACCATTGAACAAAACAGGATTAACATGGCCAAGCAAAAGATGGCTGGAAGGATGCCTGTAATCCAAAGTTTTAACATCCAGGATCCTGTAACAGGACAAGTTATAGCTCAAGAGTTTTTATTTATGAAAACAGATAGGTCTGGTTTGACTAGACCTCTTAAGATTAGAGTAGACGTACAATCAGGTAAAACAACGGAGGTTCCAATATAATGGCAACTACAACTCTTGACAATCTATTACCTCAGTTTGGAAGAGCTATTGGAGCTTTTATAGGTTCATTTACTACTACAACTGCTATTGCAGCAAACACATCAGTTGTTTCTACAGAGCTTACAGACTCTGGTTTTAATAATGACGATGCACTTAATGACAGCTTTATTAAAATAACAAGTGCCAATAATGATGATACTGTAAGGCGTGTAACGGACTATACAGCGAGTTCTGGCACAATTACTGTATCAGGTACTAGTTTGACATCAGATAGCAGTACACAGGCTACTTTTGAGATTTATAGATATGATCCTAATCAACTTAGAGACTCAATTAATGATGCAAGGTTTAATGTTTTTCCAAGATTATACAAGGAAGTTAACGACAGAACTTTAGCTTTAGCAGACAGTCAGTTTAAATACACAAGACCTACAAGTATTGCACAAGGATATGTAAGGCAAGTATATGAAGAGACAAGAATAGATGTAAACAGCTACGGAAACAACATTGTTGGAACCCT